CCATTTGCGGCATCACCCCAATTGTCTTGGGGAACAGACTGATACCATTCATTGCCAAGGCTAACAGGAACACCATCAATCCATGCCAATCGAACCTGTTTGTAAATGCTCGGAAGAGTCAGAATACCTCCAACGCATTTAATGCAAACGTACTCACAGGTAGATTCAATATCAGTCTTATTCCAAAGAAGGCGACGAGCCTTATTCAAATACTGCATCAACAACGTAGGATTACAACTTCCGCTATTACCCGCATAGGGCTTAATAGCATCCATTACATAAGCTACATCGTATAGTTGAGGCATAAGACTAGATCATTTCTCCGCTTGAGATTGGCCTTCCCACAAGGGATCGTGTCGCTGGACGTTTCGGGCCAGCAACACTCGGCAACGTAGATAATTTGATGGATGGAGTAGCTTTGGCTTTAAGCATCTTGCTCCTCATCGCTCCCATCTTTTGGAGCTTGGGGAGTTTCATATGCTAGATCCAATCGCTATTGAAAGGAGATCCCTTGCCCATAGAAGTCTCATTGGCAGGGCCACCAACAGAAAATGCTTTCTGATTGGACTCGCCAATGGATTTGATACGGGCAGTACGGGCATCCTTGTAGGCACGGATTGTGGCAATATCGTTCTTAATCTGAACCCTCTGCATAGGTTGCGGAGTGGCATGATCAGAAACAATACCACGCTCGGTGCGATCCACCGTGTATTGAATCCCGTGAGAAGCCATATTACTTCTTGGACGAACCACGACCCGGAGAGGTCGGTTCAGGTTGCTTGGCTCCAGAATAAAAAATTCCGTGAAATTCTGCTCCACGGGGATTGTTTCCAAGGTTTTCTTTAGCATGACCACGGGTGCTGAAACCCTCGGATTGGAGCTTTGGCTCCGTTGCACGATTGATGTTTTTAGACATGATGGTTAATAATTAGGTTTTGTTTTCGGGGTTAATTTATAAAGTGACCTTGATTTATAAGCAAGTCTTTCTTTTCTTGCCAAGCTCTTTTAATACCTTCTTTCATTTTTCTTAAATGTTCTTCAGATTTCTTTTTTCCCTTTCTTGATTTTGACATTTTTGCTTTTGATTCATCAGTATGTTTGTGTCCAAGGCTATATTTATTTCCCTTGCTTGCTTCGGCTAATTTCTTTTTGTGTTCATCTGATAGTGGTTTTCCAATATGGCCAAGAGATATTTTCTTTTTCGCTTCTTCTGTATGATTTTTTCCAAACATTGGGTGAGGATTATTAACCCAATAATTTTTTAATGAATTTGATAATTTCTTTTTTGATTCTTCTGTCATTTTTTTGCCAACATTTCCACCATCAGTAAGATTGTATCCAAAATCATAATCATTAGACTTGTGTTTTTTAATCCATTCTTTTTCTTTCAATTCCAATTCATATTCTTGGCATATTTCTAATATTTGAAATTCAAAAGCATCTTTGCCATATTTGTTAAAAGCCCTTTGTAGATAGATGTTTTTATGAACATTATATTTCAATGTTGAAAAATGTTTACATTTTCTGTAATTTATATCAACACTTTCTCCTATGTACCATTTCCCGTTTATGGAGTTTTTAATTCCATAAATGCCACATATTTTCATTTAATCAGAGCGATCCTAAGTTGGAAACTTGCCAAGTGAAACTTGTAATGTCGGAATTGTTGCTCAAGATCCAAATTTTAAATTGCGTACTGGTTTGGCTACCAGTAACAATACCCCATGAAGCACTTGCATTCGCTGTTCCAGCAGTAGGAGTAAAGTAACCTGAAATCTGATAACTGGAATTAGCCATTGCCGTAGGAATGGTAATTGTAAATGTTTGAGCAGAATTTGATGCAGTAATTGTTTGTGTTCCACTCTGATAATTAACTGCATTAAGCTGATTAGTAATAGTCAGAATGCTTTGCTGAAGAGCCGTAATTTGTTGAGGAGTAACCTCATTCAAAAACGGAATATTGATTGTAGAATTATTAAGGTATAGCTGATTATAGCTATTAAAAATATCAGCAAAAGAACCACTTGGACACCAGCTACTTGGGATAACCGGACTCAAGATTTGAACTGGTGAAGACTGATTGTTCATAAAGTTTTATCCTTGTACAGAAGCAACAGAAGGTTGTAAAGGCACAATTCTGTAGTAATCAAGATCATTCGTTGGACAGCAAACGATAGGATCAATCTCGTCACCAACACAAACCCCTTCTGGAAGATCCAAATCTGCATTCAACAATGCTGAAACTCGCACCCTATCAACAATGCAAGATCCTGTTATTTCAATCTTAAATTGGAATTCAGCACCTTCCTGAAGGTTAATCTGATTTGCGGATTGGCAGTCGTTAATATCAGGAGAAGGAAACTTTATTTGTGAATACTTTGGCCTTGAAATAGAAGGAGAGCAATTTGCCTGTATAGGAGTACATCCATTTTCTGAAATAGAAATCGTGTTACCAAGTTGCGTAAAACATGGATATGAATCAGGAGCATACGACATCTCAAACTGAACTTGTTCTTTCAAGTTTGAAGCCCAAAGCTCCGCTCCAGCAAGTTGCTTTCTGATGAACTTTGATGCCCCCTGATTGGGAGTAAAATCAAATCGCTTGGTGATAAAGTATGATTTGATAGGAACACTTCCATAGACTTGAGAGTAGTCATCTATGCCTGTTGCAAGGACGCTACTATTCTGGAGTTCATAAAGTCTATTGACCCCATCAGCATCAAACGAAAAACAGAATCCACGCTGAACGCCATTGATTTGTGCCGTCAGAAGTTGCGTAGGTTGCGGCCCCTCCCATAGACCATTCCAACGAGTAGGCATTGAGGCATCAGGGTTAATCCTGCTTTCCTGTTCAACATCCAGAACAATCATTGCCCTGCTAGGACGATGAAGACCGTACATGGGGTTGACGTTGGCAACCGTAAACGGAGAGACCGTAGCAATGATGCGATTGTCAAAGAACATTGCACTTTCAAACTGCCTCAACCAAGGCGTGTCATAATTTACCCAAGGTTGAACTTCTCTACTGATCTTTCGGAATGATAGAGCCTCGTAGAAATCAACTTGAGCATTGTTGTAGAATGCCCATCCATCATCCGACCGGAAATAGACATCATTGTTGACACCGCAAATACTCCAAGGGGATCGGCATCCACGACCAATCAGAGATACTTTCTGAATATTGGATGCTTGCCATGTTGTCCTGTCTTGAGAAAGATCCAAAGTAAATGATCCGTTCTCACAGAAAACAACCAACTCGCCTTGCCCTCGGACGTTAATGTTCAAGGAAGGCATCACCCTCATACCTGTAATCAATCCAAGATTGGCGGGGGGAGTAAATGATCCACCTTCATTCCAATAAGTTTGCTCCGTAAAGTTTTGAGTATTGGAAGTCGTAGTAAATCCGTTGCCGTAGATAATATCAGAAACATAGATATTATTTTGAGCAGTACTGACAGCAACACGACCATAGGCATATGCCATAATCGTTCCAACGGGCATTTGTTGAGCCGCTGGATTAAGTCTGTAAACAGTATTGTTTTGTTCAGGAGTAATTTGAGTATTTGAAGAAGACGTTGTAACTACGTTTGACCAAGGGGTTGCGGAACCATCAGGGTAAACAGAACGAACTTGGAAAGAGTATGCAGTAGTAGAAGATGCCGCTTGATAAGAATAAGAAACAGCACCAGATGGGATGATGGCAATTGTATTGAAAATGGTAGTTGGAGTCTGAACTTGAATTTCTGTCTGAAAAGAACCAACTGCATTGACTGTCCAAGTCAAATTGATGTGACCATTGTTATCTCCAACTGCCTGAAGATTTGTTGGTGCATGAGAAATATCTCCACTCCAAGCAATAGGATCTTGGTATCCATTTTGGATATAGACCCAGTTTTCTGCTTGCACAAACCAAGTGTGCATAAGCGTAGGATCGTTACCGGAAATCAAAGGATAAAGAGTGCAAACATTATTTACTATTGCAAGGAAATAGATCGTTCCAGCAACAGAACAAATGATTCCATCTACTGAACCGGGAGATATTCCCTTGTATGGATATGCCCCTTGAAAGTTCCCTGTCTGAAAATCCGTTAAAACAGATTCAGGATAACCATACGCTAGGTTAATCTGAAGATCAGCAAACGGAGGGCGAGTACTATTGATGCCTTGCCTAAACGAACGATTTACACATGAGGCTACATACGATGGAGGAAGATTGCTCGGATGCGTCTCGGCATCCATAGCAACAGTTACAGTCGTTCCATCATATATACGACCGTCATTAGCCATGACAAATTACGTCTTGATGCAATAGACCATTGCAAGACTAACGGGACGAGTTTCGGTTTGATAACGAGGAGTTCCATTCCCACTCAATGTATCTTGAGTTGGTTCTCCAATAGCAACAGAAACAGATCCGCTATAAAGAAAATCTGCACCACTTCCAGTAGGAGTTCCTCCTCCAGATGCTCGAAGTGCTACTGCATTTACTGAAGAAGAGTTAGAATGATAGTGTCCTTGGAATGCATCGTATTGTCCTCCACCAAGTGAAAATGATCCAATAGAACCAGAAGAATATGTAACGGTATTAGGAAGAGTCTGAGTTCCAGATCCACGGATAAACAAACCAGAAAGATTTGGAACAGCAAAAGTTCCAGAACTTCCTCCATAGGTATTTGCAAGCAATGCTCCAAGTGTTGGGTATGCTGATACTTGATAAACAGTACCATCGCAAAGCAACCATCCGGTAGGAACTGTTCCAGTAGTTACATTGTATGCAAACGGAAGAATTGCTCCAGAGGGAACAGCGGTAGCACCAGCGATGGAGGATGCAGATGCCGCAATCGGATTTCCATTTGCGTCAAACGTAACAATGTTGCCAGCAGAAGAAGAAAGCTGTGCAACTGTTCCTGTATTATTGCGATAAACAAGACCAGTATTGGGAACAAGGTTTTCAATGGTTCCCCAATTAACAGTACTTCCACCAGAAGGAATAAGAGGAAATGTTGCTTCAGATGTTGAAGCGGGATAGATTTCTACAAGTTGTCCAGCATTTCCAGATGCGGTAGATATACCAAGAAGATTTCCAGATGTTTGTGAAGCAGGGGTTGCGGAAAGATAAACAGGATTAGCCGAAGAAGCATCACGCCAATTTACTAAACCTGTAGTTCCATTAAATGCCAGTATTCCGCTTGCTGGAACATTGTTGTATGCGAGCGCAGGAACCGTATATTTGCAGTAAGCGGAATCTTCACCAACTACACGCTGGATCGTTCCAGACCCAAGAGCCGTGCAAGCTGTAGGGAAGTTTGGATTGCAAGCAGGAGGTGCGTATTGAACGGTAGAACATCCGCATCCACCCCATCCATTTCCATTGTTGTTACATCCGCATGACATAGTTTTTAAGTATTAGGGTAAGTATAAGTTTGAGTCAAGATAG